ATCGCTTCGCTGGGTGTGACGCTCTCAGTAAGCGCCTGCCCGACTTGTACTGTAGGCGTGCTGTCGCTTGCCGCAGCACTGTCTGCAAGCGCCTTAGTTGTTGCTAGGGTTGATCCGTCACTTCCTGTAACACCGTCTGCAGAGCTTTGCCCTACACTAAATACCTTGGCCTCCGTAACAGTAACACTGTCCGAAACGTCTTCAAGGTAGTCGGTAGTTTGGCCGCTATCGGAAACTGTGACGCTGTCGCTCAGGCTGAGCGTGCCACCGCTCGATGTCTCGCTGCCTAGGTCATCGCTTGGGGTGGCGCTGTCGGCCAGCGGCTTACTGACCGTGTTGACCAGGGCTTCCGCAGGGGTGGCGCTGTCGGCGATGTCCCGGCTCAGGGCCTGGGTTAGGGCCTCGCTGACGGTGACGGTCTCACTGACCCCCTTGCCGACGACGAAACCGCCGACGCTGTCGGAGGCTGTGACGCTGTCTGCGAAGGCCGGCTTCGGGGTGTTGGCGAGCGCCTCGCTGGGGGTGACGCTGTCTGCGAAGCCGACGCTGATCGCCTTGGTCAGTGTCTCCGAGGGGGTGACGCTGTCGGCCAGGGTGACCAGATCGGCGAACAGGGTGTCGGTGACGGTGACGCTGTCGCTGGGCAGCGGATCGACCGGACCTGTGATCGTCGTCGGCTCAACGGCGATGAAGTAGCCGGCCCACTCCTGAATATTGATCTGGACGAAGCCCGGGAATGCCTCCGTGGCCACTTCATGCGGACTGTAGGCCCACACCAGTGGGGAGTTACCACTGGTGCCGGCGGTGTTGTCTGTGGAGCCGGCTGTGTAGTTCGGCGGCGATCCGTAGATCGTTTCACCCGACACATCCTTTGACAGGAGGGCGAGCCATAGAGTTTTCTTGCTACCCCAGCTCGGCGTCAAAGATATATGGTTTAATGGATAGCGGTCACCTGTACTACTATCACTCGTCGTCTCGACATTACCAGACGCTCCAGTGATGCGGAACACCGACGAGTTCAGCATCTCCGACGCGCTGGTGGTGAACGAGAGCGTCTTACCGCCCTCGGTGCCATCCGCCGTCTTGTAGAACAGGAAGACCTTGGTGGTGGATGCGGCGTCCAGCGCCGTGACCGTAGTCCAGGCTCCTGCGGTGGAGTTGTCCCAAGTGATGGTCGGGAACCCGTCCGACGAGATCGGGATCAGCAGCACATCGCCAGCGTTGACCGTCGCTGGTAGATCAATCGTGTGGCTGGTGCTGTTCGAACCCTCGCCCTTGTCGGTGCGGCTCGCGACTTCCGGGAAGCCGGTGGGCGCGGATAGTGTACCAGCCGGGATCAGCGAGATGGTGCAGACGGCTTGAGCCGACGCTGTGGCTAGGGTGGCGGTGGTTGCGCCGGTCGCGCCCGCAGTGGCCTTCACACCTGTGGTCAGGCAGTAGCCGCCACCGTTACCTGTCGTCCAGTTTACATCGACACGCTCCGTCAGGCTCGACAGGTTGGCGTTCGTCTGCGCCGAAGTTTGCGTCGTCGCCGTGTCGGTGGTGTTGGCCACCAAATTCAAGATCATGCAGTTGGCGACCGTGGTGGTCACCGAGGGCATGGACACCGAGGTGGATGACGCGGCGCTACTGCCGGCGGTCACATCGAAAGGATCGCCGAGCGTTTCGCAGCCGGAGAAGGCATGCATCTGCGTCGACTGCCAGCCGCCACTTGCGAGAACCGGGTTGACCCAGTTGGGCTCCGTCGCCGACGCGCGCCGCCAGTAGCAGACCATGCCGATGGCTGTGGCCGTGTTGGTCGTGCCGATCCCTTGGCGGGTGTTCGGGATCTCCACCCAGCCTGACGGCGCAGTCATGGCGCTGTCGTTTTCCGACAGATGCACCAAGATCAGGATGTCGTCAGCAGCAACCCCGGCCGGCAAGGCTGTAATGTTACTGCCGGCCGAACTCGTGACAACCGACCCGGACGCGCGATAGGCGATAGCCATAGTGGTCGGTCCTTAGAAGTCGGCTCGGATCGAAATCTTAACTATGTCGTATACAGTGATAACTGTCCCTGTATTCAGTGTAACCTCAATTTCGCCTTCGTAGTAACCTCCAGGGCGGCCGGTGAATGTTTGCGGCAACAGAAATTGTACGCGTCCACCTTGGCCAAGTGTCGCGATCGAATGGTCCAGGGTGCCGTCGTCAAGCAGCTGGCCGGGCAGCTTGGTGGCGATGACGGTGTCCAGAACTGTCCCGTCGCTCGGGTCCGCGCGCAGGTACATCCGCACCACGGCGACGCCGGACACGTCGATCGGCCCGCGGCTGGGGCGATCGCTCAGGTCGACGGTGAGCAGCGCCTGGGTGTCGCCTTGAACGACGCGGTGGCGGCGGCTCATTACACGATCCTCGGGAAGCGCAGCCGCTGTTCGGCGCGGGTCTGGCTGGTCATCCGCTCCACGCGGGCCTCGCCGATCGCCGCGCGGAACCGCGCCGCGCAAACCGCTGCAGCGGACATGTCGTAGAACGGTTGACCGGACATCTCATGCAGCCGGGCTCGCGCGCCGTAGCCGATCTGCTCCGCCCAGCGGCGATAGAACTCCTCGCTGACAAACTCCGCGCCGCGCGCCGGGCGCATCACGGCTTCGATCGTCAGCCCTTGCGCGAGGGTCTCGTCCGGCGTCGGCACCAGCTGGATCTCGGCCGGCTCGATCCGGGTGAAGTAGCGCGGCGCGCCGCTGAGGGTGCGCCAGCTGTCGCTGGGAAACAGCTGATCCAGCTGATCCATGCTCTTGGCTTCCAGGGTGCGTCCGCCCACTCGCACGTTCGCCAGGGTGACGATGTCTGCGTCTGTCGGCGGGTCCAGCTCGTAGTTGCCCTGGCCGGCGACCACGGTCAGGGCGGCGTGGTCCAGCACCCACCACTGGCTCTGGTTGCAGAACTCGATCAGCGCGTTGCGCACAGCGGCCTTGGCCACCAGATCAGGACAGTTCGGCACCCACGGCATCACTTCCGGGAGGAACACGTCCAGAGATAGGTCGCTCATTTCGCGGCTCCGCGGGTGTCAAGATCGGCGGGGCCCAGCTCGCGGTTCGGGCCCTCTTTCAGGTCGCTCGTGCGGCTGATGCCCACGAACTGTTCGAACAACCCGCGCCATTTTTCAGCCTGCACCGCGGAGCCGAAGTCGTCGTCCTTGGCGAAGGCGCGGAACAGCACGTAGTAGAGCACCGCGGTGCGATAGATGTCCTGCACCACCAGCTGCGCCGTGGTCAGCTCCAGCTGGGCGGGTTGCAGGGCGTACAGCATCTCGACGGTGCCGGTGCCGGTGTTCGGCGGGTAGATGTAGAACACCTCCGGCTCGCGCGGATCGAAGGTGTAGTTCTGCACGGTGATCGAGGCGGCCGCCGCGGTCCATGTGGGGTTGTAGGCGTCCAGCAGCTCCCGGGTGATGACCTTCACCGCCCGACCGGGGCTGAGGCCGTCCACCCCCATGTTGCGCAGCACGCTGAGCAATGTGTAGCCGTCCTGGGGGATGGTCTGCCGCGCGCCCTGGTCCAGCGAGATCACCGCCCGGGTCGAGGCGACCGACGGCGACGCTGTGACGATCGCCCGCTGCGCGTCGCTGATGTAGAGCAGCATCTCCTCGTCGGTCCACCGGGGCTGCGTCCCGGTGTCGATCAGCGTCTTGCGCGCATCAGCGATGATGTCGGCGGCGGTCGTAACCATGCGGGTCACCCTAACACAAAAGGCGGGGGCCGAAACCCCCGCCTTCGTTAGCCAGTTAGGCGTTGCCTGTTAGGCAACCAGGGCCAGTGCCCAGCTCTCGGGCTTGATCATCTTGTGGCCGAACACGTTCAGGCCACGGACGAGGGAGCCGAAGTCGTTGGGGTTCTGCAGGCTCTCGGTCTTGGTGATCTGCGACGCGAAGGTCAGCGCGGTCTTGTGCCCGGCGATGACCGCCCGACGCTTGGCCGCGCCGCCCTGAGCCGCGCCCGTGAAGTCCTGGCTGACCGCGGCGGTCGGCAGCAGGTTCGAGACGTAGATGGTGAAGCGGTCGATCATGCCGATCTTGCCGTTCCGCAGGATCGACTTGTCGTCGCCCGTCACATACGCCTGAGCCAGCGGCGACTGCATGAGCCAGTAGCGGAACGCCGGGTCGATGACCAGGAAGCGGTCCGTGTCGGGCACGTTCTGCTCGTCGAGAACCGACGACAGCGCGGTCACCAGGGCGACCGTGTTGGTCGCCGAGAGGGTGATCGGGGCGGCGTCGGTGCCCAGGTTGTAGCTGGCGGAGTTCACGCCGGCGGTCGCGCCCTTGTTGGCCGCGGCCCCTTGGTTGAACTGCGCGAGCAGGACCGAGCGGTCGATCGAGATCGCCATCTGCTTGGACGCGTCGTCCGTGAACATCGACATCAGGTTCGGCTTCGACTGGTATTCGAGAACGTCGGAGACGTTCACGCCGAAGTATTTCGCCTTGTCGATCGTCAGGTCGACCTTCGAGGGCGCGGGAACTTCGTAGTTGAGGTTCTGGCCTACGGTGTAGTCGTTGATGGTGATCGACGGGACGTTGTTGATGGTGATGTTGTCACCTTGGTTCTTGATCTCGCCTTCGTAGTTGGTGTTAGCGATCTCACCGAAAACCGTGGTGGCATAGAACTTCGCGTTCAGCTTCCCAGACCAGAGCTGGGGGATGAACGTGCCGGAGTAGGCCGGCGAAGTATTGAAGGGGACTTGAACGGCCGTGGCCATCGAACTTCTCCGTAATTGAGGGGTGGGTTATTTCCGCCCCACCCCTCAGATCACGTCACGGTCGGACGCGGCCTTCGGCCATGGCGCGGTCAATTTCAGCTTCCAGCGCCTGAGCTTTGGCCTCCTGCCCTTTGTACTCCCCCTTCGACAGCGCGATGTAGAACTGCTCGACTTCTCGGGGGGTGAACACGCGAGCCTCGTTGGTCGGGACCTGCGGGTTGGAAGGCCGGTTGGTGCCCGGCTGGACTTGGCTTTCGAGCTCCGCCTTGGCCGCCGGCGTGACCGGGGTTTGCGCGGGCGTCGGCGCTGACGGCGTGATGCCGGCGTGGGCCTTGTAGGTGGTGAAGATCGCGGCGAGGCGGCCTGCGTCCCCGGAGGCGGAAGCCGCATCGAGCAGGGCTTGGTTCGGCTGGCCCGTTAGCGGGTTCGTCGTCAAGCACCAGTCGAGGAACTTCTGGTCCGTGTTGATCGCCTGCCAGTCCGGGACCAGCTCAGTGAGCCGGTTGACCATGATCTGTTGGGCGGTCGCAGTCTGCGTCTTGGCGACCTGTTCCACCTGCGTGGTCGTGGCCGTCGTCTTGCCTTCCAGCTCGGCGATGCGCGCCAGGAGCGGGCTTAGGGCGTTACTCACCACCCGTCCGACCACCTCCAGCAACTCGTCGCCGAAAGCCTCGCGATCCTTTTCCGTGACCCCGGTCGCGGCCGGCTGCGGTGGTTCCGGGGGCGTGGTCGTCAGCTTCTCGGTGAGCTTGCTGACCGATGTGGTCAGCTCATTCACCTGAGACTGAAGGGTCGGGACCTCGCGGTCGTACATCCCCTTCAAGCTTCTGTACCGCTGCTCCCAGTCGTCGCTGACGGGTGCGGGGGTCTGCGCCGGTGCCGGTGCCGGTGCC